CCTAAAGGCTAGCTAAACAGAGTAAATCCGTTATAAAACATCAGCTTTCAAAGAATCTTCGTCAATTGAAAACAGCTAAAATCATTGCAGTGCAATATGTTTATGGTTTTCTGTCAGACACTATTTAGGAGCTAATGCCGATGAGGTGAAGCTTAATATCAAGCTCTCATCGTATTTTGGGGTTAATGTCAAAGAAAAGTTACGCCTGTTTAACCGCTACATGGATGATGGTGATATTTATGATCTCTTTATCGGTACAGAAAATCTGGGGGAGTTTGTAATTACCAGTCTGAGCAAGAAGTATAAGGATATTGATTTTTTTGGTGATATTACCGAACTGGATTTGTCCGTGACATTCAAGGAGTATAACTGATGCTGCTAGCTGTTGATTTATCCGAAACCGTGCCGATAGACTTTGCGCCAGCTACGGTATTGCAGGAGATTGTGCAGAATATCCGCAATATCTTTACCCAGAAAAAAGGGCAAATACCCTATCAGCGCGACATGGGGCTGGATAGCCGCTTGATTGATGAACGGATTGAGGTAGTTATTATGATGTATCAAACGGATATGTCGGCACAGGTTAAGACTTACGAACCACGCGCACGGATATCACATTATGATTGGTCTGAAAGCGACTTGATTAATGGCAATCTGGTGCCAAAGATATTTATTGAAGTTAGGGCAGAGTATCTATGAATTTAAACAATCTTAAACCAATAACCTTTGCGGATAAAGATCCGCAAAAGATTCTCGATGGATTTGTCAGCCGTTATGAAAAAGAATCTAACCGCACGCTGGCTAAAGCTGATCCACTGATGACGTTATTCAATGTGCTTACAGCCCAGTTTGTTGGCTTGTGGGCAACGATTGATTTTACCGGTAAACAGAATTTACTTCCTTATGCCCGAGATGAGTACCTTGATGCTTTTGCTACTGATTTTGATCTGGAGCGTAAAAAAGCGGTTAAAGCACGGGTAACTATGATATTCACCCTCAGTCAGGTATTGGGCTACGATTTGACGATTGAAGCTGGTACGCGAGTAACTGCAGACAGTAAAGTATTCTTTGAAGTACCGGAGACGGTAAGTGTTAAAGCTGGACAGGAATCAATTACGATTATCTGTATTGCTACGGTTGGTGGTGATGCGGGTAATAATTATGCTGCTGGCCAGATTGTCAATCTGGTTGATCCGATTGCTTACATTGGCGGAGTAGTTAATATTGATGCCTCTACCGGAGGTGACGATAAAGAATCAGACGAGCTGTTTCAGGCTAGACGTTTGGCTGCACCCGATAAACTATCCACGGCTGGTCCGGATAATGCCTACAAGTATTGGGCGCGAGAAGCATCAACTGCGGTGATTGATATTGAGCCGTATTCACCGAGTCCTGGCATTGTGCAGTTAGTTCCATTGATGACCGATGGACGGTTGCCAACTCCAGCCGAGCTGGCATTGGTTCTTGAAACCTGTAATCCTGAAGATCGGCGACCATTAACTGACAAGCTGGAGGTTATTGCACCCAAGCAGATTGATTATCGGATAGAGTTAAGTTATTGGATCAGCTCCAAGACTGATGTAGAAGTCAGCCAGATTCAGGCTGCAATAGCTCAAGCGGTAGCTAATTTCATTTATTCAGTTAAAACCAAGCTTGGACGGGCAATTAATCCCTCGCGGCTCGAAGCTATGATTATGGCAGCCGGAGCGCGACGGGTAGTGATTACTGCACCAATACAAACCGAGCTGACATGCTTGCAGGTTGGGAATAATACCGAATTAGTGATTAACTACGGCGGAATTGAGAAAGATTATTGATGGCGACCATTCTTGATACTAAATTGATTGATTTACTGCCGGATACACTGCGAAAACAGGATGAAATGCGCTGGATTTGTGCTGCGGTACAGCCGGAGATTGATGAGATCGTCGGGATTATCACGACTAAGATTCTATTTACCAATTTGGATAAATTAGACGATTTAACTCTGGATTATTTACTTGTTGAGCGTGGAATTGCAAACTCAATTGAAAATGTGTTTATTCAAACACGGCAGGATAAAATTAACTTTATTCGAAGCTATACTAAACTTAGGAAGCTAAAAGGCACTAAAGCCGGGGTTAAGTATGCTTTGAATAAGATTGGGATTACTGCCAATATTCTTGAGTGGTTTGAATATGATGGAGATCCATATACCTTTCAGATTTCATTGCCAAGTGCCGTATCATTTACTCCCGAGAAAATAGAATTGCTTGATTCATTCATTCAGCAATATAAAAATACGCGGAGCTGGGTAAGCTATATTCAGAATATAAACTTTGATACAAAACCATACGTTGCCTTTGCAACTAAAATTAATATACTCATGGAGGATAGACAATGACAAGTAACACCATCGTAACAGATATTGGTCTTGCAAAGATTGCTGCTGCCGCAGCTGCAGGTACGACGGTAAGACTTAAATACTTCGCAATCGGTGATGCTAGCTATATACCTAGCGGAAGAGAAACACAGCTCATGAGCGAACAGTTTCGTAAAGAGATAGACAGCTCAAGCGTTGACAATGAATATAAAGACACTATGCTACTGAATGTGGTACTTCCTGCAAATGTTGGTGGCTGGTATATCCGTGAGTATGGTATTCTTGATGAAGATGATAGTTTAATTGCAATAGGTAGCTGCGATGAAATTTATAAACCATCAGGCGATAACAAATCCAAGGCAGTCACGATTGCATTTACTATTGCTGCAAAATTCTCAAATATTGATAGCGTTGAATTTAATATTAAGCTAGATGGTTATGCAGACGTTAAATATGTAAACCAGCAGGATAAATTAGTTAAAGATTGGGTTAATGACCGATTTAAAAATAATATAGCCAACCATGTAACTGCTAAATTAACTCCAACTTTTATGGCAGGTGAAAAATTTATTCTATCGCCAGTCAACTTTGAAGGTGCAGTACAGCAAACTATTGTATTTAATCGGCGCTATATTGATGTAACCAGTACAGGTTATGGTACAGATTCAGTTACTGTTGTAATTACACATAATGCTTCTCAAGCAGCTTCAAGTGCTGTATTTGAAGTAATAAGTCATACATTACCGATTGACTATTTTGGGTTTAAAACATTTGTTTTAGATTCGCCTAGGACTATTAACGGTGTAACTATTCCTGCGTGGCAAGTAGTCTATTTGATGTACTTAAAAAAATCGCTTCCGGCAAGCATAAACACTCAAAATAGTGTATCAGGTGATTATTTGTCCGCAAGTCAAGATTTTATTAATAATATTAATCAGTATCCAATTCTATTTGAGCCTGTTGCTGATGGCGTATTTACTGGTTCTACAGCTATTATTCCTTATGAAACTAAGTCCAATTTAAGATCGCCAGCATTCACTGACGAGCCAACCGCACCAACGGCGCCCAAAGGAACCAACACAGATCAGTTGGCAACAATGGCTGCAATTATTGAAGCGCTTGCTGATTATACTGCTACAACAAGCTTGACGGAGTTACTGGCTTTAAAAGCTAATTTGAGATCGCCTGCATTTACGGACAAACCAACCGCACCAACAGCAGCCAAAGGAACTAACACAGATCAGTTGGCAACAATGGCAGCACTTATTGAAGCACTTGCTGATTATACTGCTACAACAAGCTTGACGGAGTTACTGGCGTTAAAAGCTAATTTGAGATCGCCTGCATTTACTGACGAGCCAACAGCGCCAACAGCAGCCAAAGGAACCAATACAGATCAGTTGGCAACAATGACTGCAATTATTGAAGCGCTTGCTGATTATACCACTACAACAAAATTAGTTGAATTACTGGCTTTAAAAGCTAATTTAAAATCACCAGCATTTACCGACAAGCCAACAGCACCGACTGCACCCAAAGGAACTAGAACAGACCAGTTAGCGACAATGACTGCAATTCTTAATGCACTTGCTGATTACACTACTACAACTAATTTACAAAATAACTCATTGAATTTATTAGTAAAAAATATTGGTGCAAATAATGCTTTCACTGCAACAGGTCAGGGTGATCAGAATGGCTATGGCTTTGTAGCTATTACGCCGAAAGGTGTACATGCTCCAAATGGCAATAGTGACTTCGGTAATATCAGCATGAGAAAGAGTACTGCCACTCAAGGCATAGTTTACCCGAACACTCCCGGTGCGGCTGGTCCATATTCAATGGAGTTTGGCTGGAATGGTTCAAGAGTAGTGGGACGTGTTGATAATAACAATACAGCTTTATTTGCTCTGGCTAATTATTCTGATATTGAAACTTTACAAAATGCTGGTGGAAACAACTTCCTCTGGTTAACAAGTGGCACATTTTCGGGAAGTGTAAATATAGGTGGAACACTGTATGCTCCAACCGGAAATTATGTACTTATACTATCTCAAGTCTTTCTTGTCTCTGGCGATGCTGACTCACGTGCCAGTTTTAGCTTTAACGGTTTTGGCAGTACAACGGCATCTTTTGGTGCACGTCTGAATACAGGATCAGCTACTCTGCAATTTTTGTGTCTGTGGGGTAAACGTGGATCAATTCTTGGTATTTAAAAGGTAAATAAATGAATAAATACATAGTTTTTAATGAAGGCGGTTCTTTCAGCCACTTGTTGAGTGGCTATGGTGGTATTGAGAGTGATACTATTATAAAAATTACAGATAAACAATATAGCAAATATGAAGCAGTATTGTGCGAGTTTAAATCAATTTTGCAATTGAAGAATGGACGAGTCAATATAATCAACAGATTCTCATCTCCAGAAATTAAGGAGCAAGAGAAAGCTCGGTTAATTGATCAGGCGCAGAAGCTACTAGATGATTCAGACTACCGCGCCACTACCGATAAAATGGAGTCATACACACCAGAAAAGCAAGCTGCAATTAAAGAATACCGAGAAGCTTTACGTGAGGTAAAACGCCAAGCTAAATGTGGTAATTTGCTTGATTTACCTTTATTTGAGCAAATATAATCGTAGGTAAATTTACGTGTAAGCAATGAGTTTTGCGGGAAGCTCTCTAATATCTATAGGATAAACATGGACACAACTAAACAATCGTTTAACTCGGTTAATCAAACTGCTTGGGAAACTTTTATATTCTTAATGGCGTGGGATACATTTAATGACACAATTCCTGCAATGCTTGGACTGATGCTGATTTGTGTGGTGAATGGAATATTGTTACAGAATCGACAATATATTAAGAAATTTATTGTCATGGCTTTTATCTCTTACGTTTTTTATTTTGCACATATTTGGTTGTTAAGAGGTGAATATAAACTGTTTGATACTGACCTACCTCTTTACGACTTTATCGTCAGTTATTTTATTGTCTGGGAACTCCATGTTTTATTAACTTTTGCGGACAAGGTGTATGGACTAAGAATACCTCTGATTACTCACTTTTTTGAAAAGTGGTCTGAGATGATGGATCGACAATCGACTCCTCGTCGTAAAAAGGGAAATGATGATTAAAAATAATAACTTGAATTTGACTGCTTTTATTGTCAAATAAAATTAGAGGGTAATTATGAAACAAATAACAGTAAATGAAATTATAAAACAATTAACCAGCTTTGGTATCATCAATAAGCTTGAACAGGTACACTTTCTAGGGCAGGCAGATCATGAGTCTGCCGGATTCACTAAACGGTCAGAAGATACCAGATACCGCTTTGGTAGAGCAAAAGTAATCTGGCCAAACAGAAAATCGGTAATTAAAGCAAAACAAGACGAGCTAAAAGCCAGTGATAATGACTTTTGTCCGCAACCTTGGTTGTTTAATACGGTCTATGGCTCGCGTATGGGTAATGAGAAAAACGGTACCAACGACAACGATGGCTATGACTACCGCGGTGGTGGAGTCTTTCAGTTAACCGGAACTGATAACCATTTGGCTTTCATGAGCTGGCTGCATAAGAACGGTAAATATCTTAGCTTAACCTTGGACAAAGTTGATGAATTCGTCAAGAGTGAAAAGGGTGCGATTATATCGGCTATCTGGTTCTGGCAAGCTAACGGAATTGGTACTGCGGCAAGAGCTGATAATGTTACAAAAGTTAGTATTGCGATTAATGGTGGCACAATTGGACTGGAAGA